AGCCGACAGCGGTGCTTCAGGCGATGCAATCCGCGGGTGTTGCGCCGGCGGCCACGCCCGATACGGTGCCGTACGGACGTGGCGAGATCCGTCTCAATCCGCAGGAACAGCGCGCTTTCGAGCAGTACCGCGGGCAGATCATCCAGCAGTACGCCGGCGGGCTGGTGGCTTCACCCCAGTGGCAACAGATGGGCCAGCTCGCGCAGCAGCGCGCCCTCAGCAACATTGACCAGCAGGCGCAAGCCGCGGCCGGGCGCCTGGTGCTGAGAGATATCGTCGCCGTGGGTCAGGGTCCATCGCGTATGCAATTCACCGGTGCCCTCGCGCCGGTTCTCGGCTATGGGCCCGACGTGCTGGGAAACCAGGCGCTGCTACAGGCCGAGCTCGCGCGCAGCCAGACGTACCGCCAGACGCTGATGCAAGCCTTGCAGGGTAGTGGCTCTAGCAACCTGCAGCAGTTGATGGCCGCGAACGCCGCCGCGGCCAGCGCCACGCAGGGCCCCTGAGCCGTAGCAGGTAATAGAGCCAACCCAGTGGATTGATGTAGCAAAGATGCTCGTGTGGCAAGTCTGCTGGCGCGCCGCACAAGCAAGGACCGATTGGCATTGTGCAGGTGGTATACGCCGGCGCGCGCGGAAGTAGTGGCACTGAAGATGAAATCGAAGTGAAGTACAGTTGCGCTGTCTAGCACATGTCAGAGACGCCGCCGACTGAAACAGGCGCACCTGCTGAAGCGAGCCCGGAAGGCAACGCTCCGGCGCAGGGCCAGGTCGAAATCGCGCTCGGGCCACACACGGATATCTATCCCGAGAGCCTGCGACCAGCTGCACCGGAGCCCACGCCCGCACCGCTCGCCCAGGCACCGGAACCTGAATCAGCGACCGTATCCGAAGCACCCGAGATCGCTGGACCCGAGCCACCACCAGACGGTGAGAGCCGGGGAGCCCGACGACGAGCGGCCGAGGATGCGTACCAGCGTGGACTGACCGAGGGCCGCGCCGCCCTCGAACGCGAACAGGCGCAACAAGCCCAGGCCAACCAGATCCAGCAAACCCAGCGCGAAGCCACCGAGCGCGTCGAGCAACTGTTCAACGAACTGGCCTCACCCGACTACGCGACGCAGGACCGCGCCCGCCAGGGCATCCTGCAGATGTATTCGGGCAACCGCCAGGCCGCTGCGCTCATGCAGACCACGCGGCAGCAGGTGCTCTCCGAGATGGCCGCCGATTTCCGAACGCTCGGACAACTCGACGGCATCGACGAGACCGGCTATCAGAGCCTGCACACGGCGCCGTCGGCGGCCGAGCTCGCCAAACGCGCCTTCGATCTGGGGAAAAAAGCACGCGATGATCAGGTCGCGCGGCTCGAGGCCGAAGTCGAAGGATTGCGCGGGCGTCTGGTTGGCAGCAAGGCCACGCCCGAGCCGCGCAATGGCTCGGGCAACCAACTGGGCGGCCTCTCGATCGAACAGTACCTGGCCATGTCGCCGAAAGAGGCGGCCAAACTCTCGAGCGCGCAGATCGACGCGATCACCGCCGAGATGGCCACCGAAGCCGCGCGCAATGGCCGCTAGCTAACTTAAGTGGGCTGAACAAGCCCTCCGCGGAGGGTTCAATACCTTGGCTGGCGAAGTCACAATTACGACCGCCGCCGTCTTCATCGATCAGGTCTGGTCGCCGGAGTTGAACCGCGCGATCCAGTTCGACATCGTGATCGCGGCACTTTTTGATGACAAGTCATCGCTCGTCGATCAACACGCCAATACCATCAACTTGCCGAGCCGGCACAACCTGACCGCCAACGCCAAGGCGGCGGGTACGCCACTCACGCCGCAGACCATCACCGAGACTCAGCAGCAGTTCGTGCTGCCGATGAGCAATGGTCACCGAGCGATTGCGCAACGGATTGAGGACATCGCCGAGATCCAATCGCGCTACGACATCCGCTCTGAGACCACCATCGCCGGCGCCTACGCGCTCGCGCGCCAGATGGACGTGGATGCCGCTAGCCTGTTCTCGGCGGCGAGCAACTCGAGCGGCACCACCGGCGCTGAGCTCACCGACGACAACCTCATCCAGGGCCGCACGCTACTCCGAAACCAGGCCGCGCCACGCCCGTGGTTCATCGTCGTCCCGCCAGCCACGTACAGCGGCTTTCTCAAGTTAGAGAAATTCACCAACATGCTGTACATCGGCCAGGACGAGGCCGGTACGGCCGTCGAAGAGGCGCGCGTCGGCAAGATGTACGGCGCCGATGTCTATGAGAGCCAATTGCTCGCGGGCACCGCGCCGAATGCGACCGGCGCGTTCTGGTCCAAGACGCATTACTTCAAGGCGATCCAACGGCAGCCGACAACGCATACCTGGTACGACCCGCTAGAACTGGCGTGGGTGGTCTCCATGGACTGTATCTACGGCATGTTCGAACGACTGGAAGCCGACGAGGCCGCGGCCGCCACGAGCAACTCGAGCGACTGGACGGTCAAACTGCTCTGCGTGAAGTAGCGTGTCCCAGAACGTCTACACCGGCGCCGACTATGTCCCCTTCACCACCACCGCCGGGGTTGTCAAAGCACGCGGCGGCCGTCTCGCGAAGGTCGTCGTCACCGCGACGGTGACGGGCTCGATCACCATCTACGACAACCCCAGCGCGGCCTCGGGCACCATCGTCTGGGTCTCGCCCGGCGCGCCCACGGTCGGCACCGAGTTCGTGATCGACGTGCCGGCCAAGACGGGCATGTGGTGCGTGCCCGGCTCGGCCGGCTCGTTCAACGTCGTCTTTACCTAGCGTGCATTTTCTCATTCGGCCCGAAACTGAACAGCGCGCGTATGTCGTGCGGTTTCACGTGCGCGTGCCCGCTCGCTGGACCGAAGACGAGCTCGAAAAAAAACGGAGCTGGGCGCTCGAGCGCATGATCCCGCGCCTGGCACAGCAGGGGTGGACGTTTGTGCGCCTGAGCGATCAGCCGCCGCGCGGTCCCCTGCCGGTGGTGCCGGTCAAAGGCTTTCCCAAGCGCCCTCCCAGAGCCAGAAGAAAACCCGGTCAGCCGTCACCACCGGCACTCGCCGACGACGCGCTCTGGCGCGTCTCGACGCTGCCCACCTTCGGCCCCAAAGCGCCCCACCTGATGACCGACGAGGTCGACTGGGAATATGCCGCAGTCTTTGCGCGCGACCGCGTTGCAACCGAATACGTCGCGCCAGAAAAAGGAGAGCCTGAGCCGACATGGCTGAAGCACTGACTACCGAATCGCCCAATGCCGTCATCGCCGACCAGGGGCTGGTCTATTGCCGTATGCCCGGCGGTGAAGTCATCGCGTGCGATGCCTCCGATATGGAGTTGATGAAAAAGATCAAACGCGGCTGGCAAGTGCTGAGCGACTACGGCCAGTTTGGCTCGAGCGCGTATTACATGGATCACCCGTTCGAGCCGCTGTTCCAGGCGGGTGGCGCGCACGAGCTGAGCATCGAGCAGGTCACCAGCATGGGGTATCACCTCCATCCGCCGCTGGTGCCCACCTGTGAGCGGCACGTCGGTCAGCAGAAAGAGCACCTGGTGCATGCTGGCCGGCCGGGCGCAGCGACGGCCAAGGCAGCGGGCTGCTGGCGGGCTGCGCGGCCGGCGCAGTTCCCGCAGCTCGCGGGTCTCGAGTTCGAGGTACCAGACGCATGCGAGTTCTGCGGGCGTGACGACTTTGGCACGGTCACGGCGCTCAAACAGCACCAGGACGTGATGCACAACGACCGCCGTCAGCAGCAGCAACTGGGTGAGGCCATCGTCAGCGGGCTGCGCCAGACCGGCGTGGTCTCGGGCGGTACCGATGCCCAGGCCATCGCCGCGGCGGTTGCCGCCACACTGCAGGCGCTCGGCTACGCCGGTCCGCGTCGACCCGACCCAGGTCCCGAACCCGACGACGAGGGTGACGAAGTGCCGAATGGCGAACCGGCGCCCGACCCCATGCCCGAACCCGAACCCGTGCCAGGCCCGGTAGCCCGGCGCCGCTGAACGACAGAGCAGGAGGCTTTACCCCCGATGCCCGGTACCCGAATCCAGGCCAAAAATGTCGCCGACAGTTTTCAGGGCTACTCGAGTGCCGCCGTCAGCGCGGCCCTGGTGCTGACCGAATGCGTGTGCGTGTCCTTCGGAAGGATTACCGGTATCAAGTTTTTGGCCGTGACGGCTGGCACTGGCGGCGGCAATACCGTCGGTGACGTGCTGCTCAACGGCACGTCGATCTGGGCCGTCAACACGGCTGGCAAGCCCACGCTGGCGGCCACGTCCACCGGTGAGTTCGCGAACTCGCTGCCTGATCCAGGCTCGTCCGGCGTCCGTCCCGGCGACCGCATCACCATCCAGATCGCCTCGATCTCGAGCACCGGCCACGCGCGCTTGATGGCGAACGTGGCCATCTCCGGCAACGCCTAGCGATGCCCAGCAATTTCCCCGGCGGGCCCGACCACATCATCAATAACGTTGCGAATGGGACGCTCGAACAGGACACCCATCCGAACCTGCACAACCAGCTCGCCGACGCAACCAATGCGGTCCAGGCCTCACTGCTGGGCGGCATGTCGGTGGTCGACAAGGGTGGGCAGGTGTTCAACGTCCGCGCGTACGGCCCACTGGGGACCGCCGACGACACCGCCACGATCCAGGCAGCCATCAATGCCTGCTCGGCGGCTGGCGGCGGCGAGGTGCTCATCCCCGGTATCTACAACTGCAACGGCCCGCTGACCCAGCCGTCGAACGTCAACATCCGCGGCACGGGCAACCGCAAGGCGCGCCTGGTGCAGGGGCTGAACGTCAACAACGACCTGCTGCGGATCACTGGCAACGACTGCGCGGTCCGTAATCTGGGCTTCGACGGCCAGCAGACCGTCAGGCAGAGTAACGCCTCACTCATCCGCGTCACGGGCGCGACCTCGGTCTGCATCGAGTATTGCCGGCTCGACAACGCCAAGGAGTACGCGGTCATCGCCTCCGGCAGCCGCGAGGTCAACATCTCGTACAACCGGGTCAACCTGGCGGCCATCCACGGCATCCTCATCGGCGACCTGGCCGGCGGGACCTCGGGCATGACCGATTTCACCGTTCATGGGAATCGCATCTACAACTGCGGCACCCCCGGCGGTACGACCAACGGGCTCAGCGGCAAAGGCGTGAGCATACTGTCTACGTACGACCCCACCCAGGGCGGCGTGGTCAACGAGAACGTCGTCAGGAATTGTCTGGGCATCGGCATCGAGCTGTTCGCCTTCCTGGCAAACAGCGGCGTTGTGCAGAACGTCGGCGTCAACGACAACTACCTCGAGCAGCTCACGATCGGTCCGGACGTGATGGGCGTCTCGCTGGGCTTCTGCAACGACTGCACGGCGGTCGGCAACGTGATCTACGGCACCGAGATCGGCATCGAGGATGCCGGCGGGACCGGCAACACGGTGACCGGCAATGCGATCCACAATGCGGTTTACGGCATCTCCGTGTCCGGCGGCACCACCAACGGCACCCACGTCGGCAACACGATCACCGGCAGTTTCATCTTCGCCATCCACGACAACTCCAACCCGGCGCCCAACAAGGGCAACATCTACAGCGGCAACCGCATCACGGGAGCCGCCGGCTCAGTCGTCAGTCGTCAGGTGGGCATCCTCATCAACAATGGCTATTCGGGCGAGATGTTCACGATCACCGACAACCAGATCACGGCCTGCTCCGGTTCCGGGATCTACGTCCTCCAGGCGGATACCGGGCTCATTACCCAGAATCTGTGCAAGGGCAACGTCACCAACCCGGCCAACTCCACATCGGATGCCGACCTGTATTTCAACCTGGCAGCCGGCCAGATGCAGAAGATTCAGGTCTACCAGAACCTGTACGACACGTTCCTGCCGACCCCCGGCGCGTCCACCTCCGACACCGCCACGCTCAACGTCAAGATGCTTGGCGCGACCGGCAACGGCACCACCGACGACTCGACGGCAATCGCGAGTGCGAACGCCGCGCTGGCCGCTGGCGGCGGGGGGGTGCTGCTATTTCCGCCGGGCACCTACCAGTGCAGCGTCAACTTGCGGCCAGCCGCGAACGTGATCTGGCGCGGCTGCGGCGAGGGGCAGACCAAACTGCGGCAGCCGGCCGGGACCGCGATCAACCTGATGACCATCAACCAGAACGGCGTCGTCATCGAGGACCTCGGCTTCGATGGTTTGCAGAGCGGCAAGGCGGCCAACGCCTCGCTGATCCGGGTGGACGGCGCCAGTAACGTGACGATCCAGCGCTGCGGCTTCGACAACGCCAAAGAGATGGCCATCCTCGTCACCAACACCAGCGGCGCACACGTCATCGACAACCGGGTCACCAACTCGGCCACCCATGGCATCGTGGTCGGCGACATCGGCGGCGGTCCGGCCGGCACGTACGACTTCTTCGTCACCCGCAACAACGTGGCGACCTCGGGCATCGCCGGTGACAGCCTGACCGGCATCGGCATCTACATCGCCGCTAACGGCCAGGTAACCCAGCGCGGCATGGTCAGCAACAACAGCGTTCACAACTGCAAGGGGGACGGCATCACGGTGCTCGCCAACCCGCCCAGCGGTGGGCTCATCAGCGAGATTGTTGTCAGCGCCAACTCGGTCGTGGCGGTCCCTTCGCCGGGCGTGGCACTCAACCTCGTGCATGGCTCCAACTGCACGATCACCGGCAACATGGTGGACAACTGCAACGTGGGTGTGCAGAACGCCGGCAGTACCAACAGCGTCATCATCGGCAACGCGCTCAACAACGTCACCAACGTCGGCATCGACGTGTTCAGCGGGACGACCGGCTGCATCCACTCGGGGAACGTCATCACCGGACCGTTGGGATTTACCCTCGGGATTCAGGACAACTCCAGTCCAACCCCGAACACCAGCAACATCTACAGCAACAACCTGATCACCGGCTCCGGTGGATCAGTCGTCGCGCGCCAGATGGGTATTCAGATCCTCAATGGCGTCGCCAGCCAGCGGTTCTCGATCATCGGCAACCAGGTGACCAACTGCTCGGGCTCCGGCATCTACGTCGCGGGTGCCGACACCGGCACCATTGCCCAGAACATCTGCTCGGGCAACGTGACCAACGCCGCCAACGTCTCGACCGACGCGGATATCTACATCAACCCTGGTGCCGGCCAGCTCGACAAGATCATTGTCGGCCCGAACATCTACACCACCTTCATTCCGAACCAGACCGCGACGGACGGCCAGGTCTCGCAGACTCAGGTGGTCGGCGGTCTGCACAAACTCGCGTCCAAGACCATCGGCGGAACCCAGACCACGGTCGCTCACGGGCTGAGCTACACGCCCAACAAAGTCTTGATCAAGCCGCGGAGCAACCAGACTGTCTGGGAAAGCCAGGCGGCCGATGGAACCAATGTGTACCTGACCGCTTCGGCCAGCGCGACGGTGGACATCTATGTGGCGTAGGAGCGTGACGTCATGACGACATTCTGGGACAACATGGGCGGCGGCGCGTTTGGCCTTCCCAGCGCCACGTTTGGCGGCGGCGGTGGGCCCCTGCGCGCCCAGTTCCGCGACACGGTCATGCTGCGGTATCCCAACGGTGGCCTCGGCGTGCCGCCAGGGGCGACGGTCAACCTGTACGACGTCGGCACCACGTCGCCGATCGTGGGTACGATCTGGGCTGACGCGAGCAGCACGGCCACGCTGCCGAATCCGATGCCGACCGGCGACGACGGCGCGATCGACTTCTGGCTCGACATGGAACGCGAGCTCGACGTGGTGGTCTCGTGCGGCGGCTATGACACGGTGCGTGTGACGGTGACCACCGACTCTGCCAGCGGCGGCGATGGTGGTGGGACCGCCGGCGTCGACAGCGCCCTGCGCACCTACGTCCAGCACATCATGGGTCAGATCGACCCGACAGGACCTCCACCGCCATGACCGAGTCCAGCATTCCCGTCATCATCAGCCTGAACGCGCGTGTGATCCGCGCCTGTCCTGAGCACGCAGCGTGTCCGCTCGATTGTCCGCAGCGCCGGGTCGAGGATCTCGGCGAGATTATCCCACCCCAGGAGATGCAGCCGTGAGCACACTCGTTCCCAGCGTTGGCAAAGCCGTCATCAGTGGCCGTATGTTCGGCGCGACGCCGAGCCAGGCCGAGCCGCACTACATGGGCTGGGGCACTGGCACGGGTGGTGTCGCCGGCACCACCAACCTGATCACGCCAGCGTCCGAGGCGCGCGTGAGCGGCACCAGCAGTCAGGTCACCTCGACCAGCCCGGCCGTGACCAATGACACCCACCAGGTCGTGGCGACGATCACCGCCACGGCCAGCAAGACCATTACCGAGGTGGGCATCTTCGATGCCGTGGGCTCGGGCTCGCCGCCATCGGGTGGCGTGCTGTACGCCTACTTCGACGGTTTCAGCCAGGCGCTGAACAACGGCGAC